GTAGTCGATACTTCCCTCACTAAAGTTGCCCAAAAACCTGGGTCAAGAGGTTACTACCACTTATCTGTAGTATGATGAGGGTCCAGAGACCCTGGCTTTACGCAGCTTAAACGACCATAACCGACTCTTGGTAGAGTACTCCCATAAGGTAGAGAGTAAACCTTTAGTTTATTTTGGGCTCAAAACTATACCCCGAATCTATTTAGCTAGTCGGTAGCATGCCCCTTCTGAGTTATTTAATGACCCGACGAGGGAACAGGTCTCCAAAGGGGGTTGCTAAACCCCAAGTGAGCCATCGTACAGTACTCACAAATTACTAGTTTTTGTGGAACGCCACCCTGCTAAGCGATGGCAGAGGTTTCTTCGGACCCTCCTGTCATAACTGGTACCACAATCAGTCTCCATTCACAACCAACAACCCTCACTACAATCGCCTCAAGGGTGCAGTGACCTTATCCAGTGTTCCCTTAATCACGTTTGAGATAGCCATACTCTCGAACCTAGTATTTTTCAACTACAAGTTACTCGTTTCGCCAATCCCTACTAATGGTCAGTCCAACTGGTCCAGTAAAGAACGGTTTCCCGGTAGGCATTAAACTCATATCGTTTTTCAACACTACCATGGGGTCTCTAGACGGTCTCTATAGTAAACAACGTCCGTAGGGTCTGCCATTAATATTTCAGTAACAAACCCATCGAATATCTGATTGAAAAGGTCTCTATAATCAGAATAGTCAAGTCGATTCTCATGAATCTTGAACTCCCAGTTTTCCTCATAGAACTTCCAAGCTTTAGTTGTCTCAAGATGAGGTATAGTAGCAAACCTCTTCTTTATGTACTCAGTCATAATTGGGACACCTAAGCACTAAGAAACTAAGGAATTAGATACACACCAATTGAACTCAGCTATACTGAGACAACCAGTCTTCCTTACTTTACTCTAAATCTTGGTAGTAAAATTGCCACCTTATATCGCACGTTTAGGATGACGTACATAGATACATTAGTGGGCATTCACATAACCCATCTTGGAAAGGAAAGTGAACCTATTGTCATCAACTAATATTTCTTTAACTGCTTATCCGAGTCCCTGAACTCGCCTAATTTTGACCTCATCTTTACCTATGAGTCTGTAAGCAGAGAAGAAAAAAGTTCGGAAACTTTCGAGACATGTTCTGTCTAATATGATCAAGCAGTCGTCTCCTACAACATTAATTGATATTTGGGAGTTTTCAATGTTAGCCAGATGCTAGATAAATCTAGCATAAAGGAGTACCCTTAAGGAATTACCTAAAGTAGTCTTAGTGGCATGCCCACTAAATACAGTTCCATTTATTTCTCCTGTGATCCACTTACCCTAAACAATTTTTTCGGGATCTTTGGCATAGAACTGAGTTTTTGTTCGCTTTAGTTCTTTTAGTAGGCGTTCTTGCATGATAGTGGGGATGTCTGTCATTTTCATGCAATCAATTCCTATTTAATCAAGTAGGAAATTGTCTACTATTTTAATCAAATCGTGATGTTAATGGGAATCATGTTGACTTCCGTCATAACAAAACAAAACAGGGTCATTCAACCTCCTATATTCGCTAAGGATTCTATTTGAGACTTCACCGCTGTTTTTACCAACGAGAATTCCGTCTAGTTATCGTATACCGTCAACCAAAACTTTGTTCAGATAAGCCCCAGATGCTTTGATACTGGAATCTGGATTAAAAATTAGCCTTGGTTTGGGATCGGGGTCGTATGATGCTTCATAACGCTTCTGCATAGCTTCAAATTTACTTTTAAGAACACCATTTTTGAAATCCTCAAAACCCCTCTAATACAACTTTCTTTTTGAGCTATTTACACTTTATAAATAATTTTCCCATTTGAGAAAATAATTTTGCTCTTTATACCATTTCTCCAATTATGTACAATATTGGAGAATTTCTTTCTG